TTGGGGCCGCAAAGGATAACCCCCTCTTTACACAGCGGCCCTCCTATGGTATGCTGTGGACATGGCTGACCCTAAGTCGGTAGACGCCGGCTTCGACGCTACCGCCCTAGACCCAGCAATCGCCGCCGCGCGTGACCGCCTCTCGAAGGTCATAGCGGACGTCGAACGCATCCGGGGTACGATCGAGCCCCACCTCGAAGAGGTCCGCCGGAGGTTCGAAGCCCTCTTGGCGCAGCCAGACCTGGCTACCGTCGACCTGGTGATGCAGACCGAGCGCCTCGTCGATTGGCTGGAGCGATACGCCAAAGTCGCGATGGCTTTTACGAAGATCACGGATGACGCGACCCGCCTCCGTAGCTTCGTCGCCGGAGGCGCGGACAGCCGCCCTGACCTGGCAAGCCTCTCGGACTCCGAGCTGGCGAACCTCCTCAAGAAAGTCATCCAACCGGCGTGACCCGCCAGGAGCTTCTCTACGCCGTCCAGGCGGCCGAGCTGTATAATCAGCGCCGCGCCGAGGACCCGCTGACCGCCTTTACTCCCTTTACCTCGCGGGGCGGGGGGCAGGTCGGCTTCTTAGAATCCGTCAAGGACGAAGCCTGGTACACCGGGGCGAACCGCATCGGGAAGTCAGACGCCGAGGGGGCCTGGGCTAGCTCCTTCCTCCGCTGCGGGAACCCGAACCCGAAGGCCAGCTACTGCGGCGAAGGGATCGTCATCTACGACAAAGCCGTCTCGATCTGGGTCGTCTCCCCGACCTTCCCTATGTCGCGGGACATCATGCAGCCGAAGATGTTCGACAACGGCTACGTCCCCCCTGGTGCCCACCGTCCCTTCATCCCTCCGCATGAGATTAAGCTGAACGGCTGGAACGCGACGAACAACGTCCTCCGCCTTAAGAACGGTTCGATCTGCGGCTACAAATCCTGCGACCAAGGGCAGCAGTCCTTCTACGGCACCGGGAAGGACGCCGTCATCTTCGACGAGCCGCCGACCGAGAGCGTCTACAACGAGTGCTCGATCCGCATCGAGGCTGGGCGGAAACTCTGGATTCGAGGCGGCGCTACTCTGCTCCCGGAGGAAGGGCAGACGGTCGAGAATATCTCCTGGCTCTACGAAAAGAAGTTCGAGCCCTGGCTTCGCGGAGAGGGGCGAGACCGCCTCGACGTCTTCACGGCCTCGATCTACGACAACCCCCATATCCCAAGGAGTGAGATCGAGCGGCTAGAGTCCCTCTTCCCTGAAGGCTCGATCGAGCGGCGCATCCGCCTCAATGGCGAGCTGCTGAGGATGCCCGGTGGCGTGCGCGCCTACCCAGGCTTCACGAGGGGCATCCATGTCAATCCGGTCCTCCACCGGAAGAATCACCTGGATTTCCGACTCCCCCTCCTCTGGTGCATCGACTTCAACGTCGAGCCGATGGGCAGCACCGTCTGGCAGCTCCAGAACGAGCGAGGCATCCCGATCTATCGCGGGATGGCTGAGATTACGATAGAGACGGACGCCGGCCCAACGCAGATGGCCGAGGAGTTCCGCCGGGTGTTCCCTGCCCATGGTGCCGAGGTCTGGCTCTACGGCGACGCGACCGGGAAGAACCGGGGGCAGACCGGGCGCACCAACTACGCCCTGCTCTTCGAGGGGCTCAGAGGCTCCAATCTTGGTGTGAAGATGTTCGTCCCTGAGGCGAACCCGAACATCCAAGACTCGATCAATGCCGTCAACGTCCTCCTCCGTGGACCGGACGGGCGGTCCCGCGTCGAGGTCCCCTCTTATATGACCGAGACGATCGCCGACTTCGAGCAGGTCCTTCGCTCGAAGGACGGGAAGATCAAGAAGACGACAAACAAGAAAGACCCGTATTTCCGCCGGACCTCTTGGACCGACGGATTCCGATATATGGCTTCCTACCGAGAGCCGGCTTCGCGGATCGCTGCGAGCCGACGGCAGGGGCAATCAGCGCGGCGCATCAAGCAGCCGGGCTACGCCTTCGGAGGAGCCTGATGGACAAGATGAAAAGTCCCCTGCTGTCGTACGATCACCAGGGGAACCTCAACAGCACGAACGAGATCATGGACGCGATCGACCGCTACCGACGGATCGCGCACAACGCCCGCTGGTCGCGGGGCGGGAAGAACCGCGAGAACTGGGATTTCTTTCACGGGCGCCAAGACTGGTCCCACAAGATGAAGCACCAGTCCAAGGACTTCATGCCCGACTTCCCGATGGCGATCGAACGGATCGCCAACTTCATCGCGCAACCCTTCGCCGACACCGAGGACTGGTTCGACGTCATGAACGTCGGGATCGGACCTGCGGCATTCGATCCGGTGACGCTCCGCAAGCTGACGCTGTACTACTTGAACCGGCTCTACCAGCCTGGGGATTACTGCGATACGGCGCGTAATTTCGCGCTCGTCATGAACGATGCCGCGAAGCTCATCGCGCTCGAAGCCGTCGCCTGCGCCAAAGTCTACGCCGTCCTCTGTGATCGCTTCCAGTATATGCTGGAGGACGGGCAGCGCCTCGGGACCTACGAATCGGATTACTCAGGGCTTGATACGACCGTCCAGCAAGTCGAGACGCCGACGCTTCGCATCGCCATCGACCTCATCCCGTGGGAGGACTACTTTCCTGACCCGAGCGGCCACAACCTCTTCGACATCCACGAGAAGTCGACGACGCTGACGCAGCTCCGGGACAACCCGGATTACGACGTGAAGGTCATCGACTCTCTGGTGAACAGCCGAGGAAACGGCGGCGACTCTCAGGGGCACATGCCTGATTTCGAGCGGCGTCGTCGCAACGACCAGGACGACCCTGGTGACAACGCCTTTTTCAACCCACGCATCCGTGAGTGCTGGGGTGACATCGTAGACCTCCGCGACGGCAAGCGGCTCCTCCCACCGAACAGTCTCTGCACCGTGACGACAGACCGGCAGTTCCTTCGCGAGCCAATGCGTAACCCGATGTGGCATGGTCGGCGCATCTTCGTCACCGGGAAGATTCTGAGCGTCCCGCTCTCGACCGTCCACAAAGCTATCGCCGATCACGCCGTTCCTGTCGCCCGTGCGATGAACGAGCTGGACAACTTGATGCTGGACGGCGCCATCGCCGAGGTCTGGGGCATCCGCCAGATGCGTCCGGACCTCCTAGAGAATCCGGAAGAAGTCGACGACGGCATTCCGCAGGGCTACACCGGGAAGTTGAAGGACGGGACGCAGCCCAACGACAAGTTCCTCGAACGTGTCGATGACGGTGCGATGCCGCAGTTCGCGATCGAGATGCAGCGCCAGAAATCCGGGCAGTTCCAGGTCGCGACGGCGCTCCCAGATACGGCGCAGGGCGCCCTCCCGGCACGGCAGACGAAGGCGACCGAGCTAGTCCAGGTACAGCAGGCGTCTCAAGGGCTCTTTGCCGGCTTCTCGGCCTTCTTGGACAAAGGCTTCGTCTGTCCGATCGTCGAGCTGGTCTGGATGACCCTCTGGCAGTACGTCGATGACTTCCTTGAGCCTGAGGTCGTCCAGATCATAGGTCCGGAGCGCGCCCTAGTGCTCCAGAGCATGCCGGCCGCCGAGCGCTTCGTGATGATGGCGCAGGCCGTTCGCTTCGATGTCAAGGGACTCCGCATGCTCTCTCAGAGCCAGGAGATGTTCTCGCGGTTGACGACCTTTCTTCAGAGCCTCGGCGTCAACCCAGCCCTCTTGATGGCGTTCGACTCGAAGTACGACCTCGTCCCATACCTCGAAGACATGATGAAGGCGATGCGGTTGGCCCCAGAGAAGTACGAGAAGAAGACGGACCCTGCGACCGGCCAGGTGCAGGGGTACAGCGTCCCGCCCGAACATGCCGGCGTCGCCCCGGAGGCTGGCCCGACAGAGGCCGGCGGTATCGGGGGCGGCACAGGACCTGGTGGTCCGACCGCAGGGACGCCGACGGCACCAGGAACGATGGGGACCGGAGGGGCGGGATCGACGATCGAGCAGAGCATGGCACCAGCCAATCCACAAGGCTTCAGGGGGACACAACAGTGAAGAAGTATGGCGCGATGAAGGGGTACCCTGGCGGGTACAAGAAGCTCTCGACGATCGGCTCGGGTGAGAACAAGTCGCCCGGTCCGAACAACGGACACAACGTCCGGAGCGCGCAGGCTGGGGAGAAACTGTGCGGCACCGGAAAGCGGATGACTCCGAAGGGTACGGCGCTTAAGTAGTGCCGGTCGCGAAAGGACAGAAGGGTGTCGAGCAGGAACTGCATAAGTTCAAGTTCGGCGAACTTCACTCTGGGTCGAAATCAGGCCCGGTCGTCACGAACCGCAAGCAGGCTATCGCCATCGCGATGAGTGAGGCCGGAATGAGTAAGAAAAGGAAGAAGCGATGAAGGGTATGGACGATCAGATGACCGGCATGCCAGAGCGCAAACCTCGCTCGCGTGCGACCTTCCACATCGACAAGACCCACGGCAAGATGATGCCGAAGGGAGTCGAGATCGGTAAGAAACACTCCGCGAGGGTCTCCGGAAAGATCAGTGGGATGCACTCTGACGAGTACGGGCACTCTATGGACATGGACATGGATACCCTCGAACATGACACCGATCGGGATGAAGAGATGGAACCTCGATCCCTCACTAAGGCGATGCGTCAACGAAATCGGCACATGCACTCTGGCCGGTTCGTCTCCTAGTCCCGATCGGGACTAGCATGAGACTCGCCATCGAGTTTACGACGATTCGTTGGGGTATGCGGTTCCTTGAGTGTGTGCATACCGATCGTTTCTTCCAGGTGACCTTCTTCTGGGGTCGCATTCTCATAGTTTGGGAGCATGGATGGTAACAAGACGCAATAACGAAAGCGACTGGTTCTACGGAGCGAGCGCCTCTCTCCCGACGGCGGCCTCCTGGCACACCTGGTTCAACTACCATGAAGACGCCTACAAGCAGTCGCAGCCGATCGAGCGGTTTCTCATCGACGGAACGATGAAGATGCATCAGACGCTCATCAAGCTCTGCGTGCGCGTACGAAAGAACGCCGGCTGGACCCGGCAGTTCTCGGAGGTCGAGATGAACGAGATTCTGGAGATCGTCGGCGAGGCCCAGGCATGGTTCGACCGGAACAAGCCCAGAGAGGACCAGATGGCGTCCCTCGACCCTCGGCTCTGCTTCATCGCCAAGGCGTTGAACGGGCTCTACCAGGTCTCGACGGCCTTGGCTCAGGAACTCGACCAGATCAACCGCAAGGGCTACCTCCTGGTGGATGCCGGGGCAGAATCCGCCGAATTGGCGACCTCCTAAGCTCTTGCACTACAGCAAACACCGTGCTATAGTGGTGCCAGCCTAATGCCCGGCCCGTTCGAGAAACCGACCTCCCCAGAGCCTGATAAGCTCTCGGACGCCCTAGAACAAGGCGCCAGAGCCCGCCAGATTCTTCAGCTAGGGGTAGGGGACGACCTGACGAGGCGGCGTGAGAAGATCATCCGGCAGGCTGAACTAGAGCTGCGGGGCGGTCTCTTGACGCCCGACAGAGCCTTCATGCACATCGCCTGTGCCAACGCGCTCCGCGCCTACCGCGAGGAGCTGACCAAAAGCATAGAGGGCGCTCAGCGTGCCGCAGACCAGTTGCACGCCGACGCCCCACCTGAAGACGGGAACCCATGAGTCCCGCCAAAAGGAGAGAAACATGGCAGAACGAAAATTGACCGACGCGGACGTGATGACCGGATTCAACCCGGCCTACCAGGTGCCCGCCGAGGAGCTAGAAGCCCAGCAGGAGTCCGGTGAGCCATCCACCGAGACATCCGAGGGCGAGGGGACAGCCCCTGAGACCGAACGCACTTCTACCCCTACCGTAGAAGAGCGAGAGGTCGTGTTGGATGGCCGAGCGTTCAAGGCCCCCCGTGAAATCGCGGACGCCTTCACCAGGGAGATCAATCGCAGAGACGGGACGCGAGGAGCTGAATTGCAGACGCTCCGGGAACGCCTGGCTCGCCTGGAGGGAGCGACTACGAAGCCCGTGGAGGGCGGCGGTACGCAGGATGACAGCCCGCAGATGCCTGACCCCGAAATGGCGATCGAGAACCCGGCAGAGTATCAGCGCCAGCTTGTAGCACATATCGACTACAAGCAGACGTTGCGTGTCGAGGCGCTCGCCCGCCAGAACGAGGAAGCAGAAGCGGCTAAGGGACAGGAGTCTGCACGGCGAGATGCCTGGCAGAAACACGTCGATTCCTTCTACTCTCAGCCCGAGAATAAGTTGCTCTTGGAAAACAAGGACATCGTAGACCTGGTGCTGGAACAAAACCGAGATCGCCTCGCTCCGCTCTCCGTCGAGGAGGGCTTCAAGGAACTCTCGAAACTCGCGAAGGACCGCCTCGCCCGCGTGACCGGACAGGCGCCTGAGATCAAGGGAAGGACCACGCCCAGACCGGCAGTCCTGGAAGGTGGGGGCCGACGCGGTCCTGCCGCACTTCCGGCTGTTGAGAAGACGGGTCCGGCCTCGCTGACTCAAGCGCTCAAGGAACGGCGCCGAGCAGCCAACGAAGCCTTCGCGAAGGGTAGCGCAGTTCCGCGGCCGGCACCGAGCCGATAAATGGGACAGGTGATAGAACTTGGCGAAGTTCAAGGTTCGAGGCGGGGGCAAGAACTGGCGCTCCCGAATCGGGTACCGGGGACGAGCGCCTATCGCACCTGGAAGTGGAACCTCAAACACAAGTACAAACTCGATCCCGCTGGTTGGTATCGAATCATCGCTGAGCAAGGCGGCAAATGTGCTGTCTGCCGACGCGATGAAGAGATGCTCTTCAATTCCAACCGACACGGGGTCTATGCCCGCACTTCATTCGTCGTCGATCACGACCATGCCACCGGCGAAGTGCGCGGAATCCTCTGTAACGACTGCAACCGAGCCATCGGACTCCTGGGAGAAAGCTCTCAGGTCCTGGAAGCGGCGGCGCGTTACCTCAGGCCGGTGAGCTAACAAGGAGATAACATGGCCGCTCCCTTTACTTGAACTTTCGACGCCCCAACCGGGACGTACAAGAATCATGCCCTGAGCCGCAAGCTGTACATGAAGGCGCTGGAAAACAGCAAGTTCATGGATTACGTGCGCGGCGTCGAGGGCTTCGGGCGCAAGAAGGGTGAGACGATCACCCTGACCCGCGTCTCGACCATCGCCGAACCGACGACCGCCGTGCTGACGGAAACGTCACGCATCCCGGAAGACGTCTTCGCCCTCAGCACGGTCGCGATCACCGTACAGGAACTCGGTCGCGCCTGCCCCTACACCTCGCTCGCCGAGGACCTCTCTGAGTTCGACATCGAGAACCCGATCCAGCGCCGGCTGACAGACCAGAAGACCCTGGTGCTGGACACCCTCGCGGCAACCGGGTTCAAGAGCACGCTCATCAAGTACGCGCCGACCGGCTCGGCCTCGGCGACGATCACGACCAACGGGACGCCGGCTACGGCGACCTCGAACCTCAACGTCTTCCACTGTGAGGAACTCCGGGACTATCTCTTCACGACCCTTCTCACGCCTCCGTGGGACGGCAACAACTACATGGGTATCTCGGCGACGAAGGGTCTCCGAGGCATCCGTCGTGATCCGTCCTGGGAACAGTGGTACATCTACACCAACCCGGAAGCGAAGCAGAACTTCGAAGTTGGTCGGATCGAGAACATCCGCTGGATCGAGACGAACCATGCGAATGCCCTTAGCAACGCGAAGGGCTCGAACAGCATCGGTGAGGCCGTCGTCTTCGGTGAAGATGCCGTCGTCATGGCCGAGGCTGTCGCTCCTGAGCTTCGCGCCGCGCAGCCGACGGACTTCGGTCGTGGCCGCTCGGTGGCCTGGTACGGTGTTCTCGCCTTCGGTCTCGTCTGGGATACGGCGAACTCCGGCGAGTGCCGCGTGATTCACGTCACCTCTGCGTAATCGAGAGGGACTAGGAGAAAAGCAATGCATACTGATCCCCGACACACCTATGAGTTCGTCTCGGCCGTCGCGGCCCAGGCGGGCATCCAGATCGAGGTCGAAGCCTCTGCCGGTATCTGCCGACGTATCGGTGCCGTCCTCGATCCCGCTGCGGCGGCTCCCGCAGGCTCCGTCGCCATCGACGGCATCCGCTGCCCTACTGGTGCGAGCATCGAGGGTTTCGGCCTGACCGTCACCGAGGCGATCACGAACGCGAACGCGACGAAGTTCGTCATCGCCGTCAAGGTCGTCGACATCGAAGGTGGGACGACTACGACCCCGATCACTCTCACGCTGCCGAACGCCGCGGCTGATGTGACCATCGCGAACGCTCGCGCATCGGATGGTACGCCGACTACGACTCAGTGCGTACAGATCGGTGCTCGATTCCGTTCATCGTCCACGGCGCTCCCGGTCCTGGTTCCTCAGGGTGGGGTCGTCTACGTCGAAGTGACGACGGCAGCCGGCGCAGCCGGTGGCGCCGTTCGCCCCTACCTGGTGATGCGCCATAACGGTCAGGAAAACCCTGGCCCGAAGGCGAAGTCACCGATCACCTCGATCGCTAGCTGAGAAAGATGGGGAGAGCCGCCCCCTACTTGTCGTAGGGACTCGACGGCTCTCCCCGTCGACAAGGAGAACGCATGGCAGATATTCTCGCAGCCAACGTCACATACACCGAGACGGCAGGGACCGTCGCTCGGGGTGTGCCGCGTAAAGGCTCGTCTCGGCAGGTCGACCTGTCGTTCGGAGACGGCGCCCTTACCTACAACTCGGCGACCAACATCCCACTGACGAAGGCCAGCCTCGGGTGCCCGACCGAGGTCCAAGTCCTCAAAGTCCTCTCTCGGACGACCAGCGCCGCTGGGACGAACTATGTGTGGGAGTGGGACAAGAGCGCAGTCTCTCCGACCCTCGTCGGGTACGAAGTGCGTACGGCTCAGGTCGGTCCTGAATCCCTCACTGAGATCGCCAACGGAACCGCTATCGTAGCGCAGGTCATCCGCTGTGAGGTCGTAGGCTACTAAGCTCATAGGCGCCGCCGTGGAAGACGCGGGGACGCGAAAGGAGAGCAGCATGGAAAATCAGAAAGTTCACGAATACTCGATCGAGACCGGGGCCAACGGACTGCCCGTTGCCCGGCTCGGTCGGGTTCACAATCTCATCACCTTCATCACAGCCGGAAGCCCAAAGCTCCACTTCTATGACGGGCGCTGGCTTGACGACGGCGGGCATGAAGTGCCGGACGAAAACATTCCGCCGGCAGCCCGACAGGCCGCAGAGAGTATTCCGTTCGACGGGCGTCTCGACAAGAGCCCGGACGTCCTGATCCAGTGCGAGTTCTGCCCGGACGATATGCCCTCTCGGCAGTACGCGAAGCACCTGGCGGACAAGCACATCCGTAGCCGCGCTACGGCAGCCGACCCGGCGACGATCGTCGAAGCAGCTCCGGTTCAGCCTAGGCTTCGACTCGAAGACCTCCCAGAAGGCAGCTATCTGACTGACGACGATGGCTTCGTGATTCTCAACGTAGACGGTAGCCCGCGCAAGAAGGCCGGGCGACCCCGCAAGGAGTAAGGCACACCTATGGCGACAGTCAACGGCTTGACCTCGGCGCTGGCGAAGGGCGTCGCGCAGACAGTCTGGACGATCACCGGGACCAACGACGGCGCCCCAGAATCCGCACCCCAGTACCCGCTCAAGTCGGTGACTGTCACCGGGACTTTCGGTGGCGGCACCCTCCTCATCGAGGAGAGTAACGATGCCGTGAACTACGTCACGGCAGTCAACAACATCGGAACCGCCGCCAGCTTTACGGCGATCGGTTCCATGGTCATCGCGTCCAATGCGCGGTATCACCGCCCCCGAGCTTCTGTCGGCGTGACGTCTGTCGTCGTCTCCCTGACCGAAGCGAGCCCGCAGTAAGGAGAGCCCATGGCCGACATGACGATTCGTGAATGTGTAGAGGCCCTTCGACCGGTGGCGCTACAGGCACGCTCGGCCGTTCGCCTGGCGGAAGCGTTGGAGAGCCTCGGGAGTGTCGAGAACCATCGGGACGAGCTGACGGCGCAGGTAGCCAGCCTCAAGGCGGATGCCGAACGGGAGAGCCTCTTGGTCAGCGCGGCCGAGGCTCAAGCGGTCACGGTCTGTGCCGAGGCGAAGGCGAAGGCCGAACAGGTCGTCGCCTCCGCCCAGGCACAGGCCAACGACCTTCTCGCGTCGGCGGATGCGAATGTCGTCCAAGCCGTCGCCCTGAAAGAAGCGGAACTAGCAGACCTCCAGCACGCCTGCACCGAGGCTGAGACCGCACGGTATCTCCTCCAAGAAGAGATCGATTCGCTCACGACGCACCGAGACGCCCTAGCCGAGCAGATCGCTGAGCTGCGGGCGAAGGTCGCAAACCTCTGAGCGCCGCGTTCTCTCAAGGCCCGATCGGCGCGACCCAGCACCAAATCCTCAACATCGAGTACGATGGCGCAGGCAACGTCCTGTACCTCGGCCTCTCTGTCCCTGGTGCCGCCGATGCGGCTACGACTTGGTTGATCGCCAAGTTCACGTATGACGGAAGCAATCGCGTCCTGACGAAGCGGTTTGCCAACGGAACGCTGGACTACAACCTCGCTTGGACCGGCCGTGCCGGGTACACCTACGCATGAGCAAGGTCTACAATCCGCTTGTGTACTCCGGCTTCGACGAAGTCGGTTCGGCCGCCGCCGGCAGCGGGTACGCGACTATCCAAGATGAGGGAACAAATCTTGCGGTAGAGACGAAGTTGAACTTCGTCGGCATGGACATCACGGCAAGCGACGACGCCGGGAACACCCGTACGAACGTCAAGATGGGATTCTCGCGTAGCTTCTTCTTGATGGGTGCTTGATGGCCGAAACCATCAAAGTGCTCGCGCAGTCCAACCCGCTTGCCGCGACATTGACGGACGCCTACACCGTACCAGCGAGTACGAGCGCCGTCGTCTCGACCCTCTTCGTCGCGAACCGTTCCGGAACTGGGACGAGCTACCGAGTATCAGTAGCCATAGCCGGCGCTGCTGATAACCTCAAACAGTATATCTATTATGATGTGCCGTTGGATGGAAATGACACCTTTGGTTCGACGACGGGCATGTCCTTGGGAGCCGGAGACATCGTGCGCGTATACGCGACGCTGGCGACACTCAGCTTCACGTTGATGGGAGCCGAGATCACGTAATGGCTCAGGATCACGCCAGGGCAACGTCTCCCGGACAGACGGCACTCAGCGCCATCAGCGCTGGAACCACACTGGTGTCGTCTGGTACGGTCGTCTTCTCGA